AAATGCCAGTAGGACTTGGTACAGGTAGTGGAGGTAATTCTCATACTTACCTTAGTAATTATATGCCACAAATCTTATTATATGCTTGTTTGGTAGAAGCATATGGATTCTTAAAAGGTCCAATGGACATGTTGACATTATATGAAAATAAATATAAAACAGGCATACAACAGTTTGCAGGAATGCAAATTGGGAGAAGAAGACGAGACGACTACACTGATGGAACAATCAGAATACCAGTTAAGTCACCTTCACCATAAAAAAATTAGGAGATAAATATTATGACAATAGCCTCAGCAGTTTGTTCAAGTTTTAAAAAAGAATTATTACAAGGGTACCACGACTTTGATGCTAATGGATCAGGTGGGGATACTTTTAAACTTGCCCTATTCACAAGTTCAGCAACTTTAAACGCAACAACTACAGACTACAGTTCTACAAACGAAGTTGCCAATGGTAACGGATACACGACAGGAGGAAACACTCTTGTAAACACTGGTGTAGGTTTAACTTCTACTACGGCATTCACAGATTTTACTGATACGTCTTGGACATCAGCATCTTTTACAGCGAACGGTTGTTTAATTTATAATACACAAGCTAACGGCGGTTCTGGTACTACAGAAGCTGTATGTGCTGTAGCTTTCGGTGGAGACAAAACTGTTTCTTCAGGAACTTTTACAATTCAATTTCCAACTAACGACTCATCGTCTGCTATTCTGAGACTAACAGCATAGGGAGTAAATCCTTATGTCTTTGATCAGAACTTTTACAGTAACAGTTGCTAATCCTGGTGCTGGTAACAGATATTACATAGACGGAGTCTTACAAGAAACTGTAAATCTTGCAGAAGGTTACACTTATAGATTTGATGTTTCTGATAGTTCGATGGGTCCTCACCCATTTAAATTTTCTACAACAAGCAATGGAACACACAACGGCGGTTCTGAATACACAACAGGAGTAACAACTTCTGGAACAACAGGTCAGACAGATGCCTATGTTCAAATAGTAGTAGCAGCTAGCGCACCACAACTTTATTATTATTGTCAATATCACTCAGGAATGGGTGGACAAGCGAACACAGAACCATCAGACACTTGGGGACTTTTACAATGGAATCAAAATACTTGGGGCAACCAGGATAGTGTTGATTTAACTCTTAGTGGTTTATCTACTACAGCATCTGTAGGAAATGTTGATGCTCTATCTGATACAGGATGGGGTTCAGATGGTTGGGGTGTAGAAAATTTTGGTGCTTCTGGGATTGCAGTTTCTATAGGTGGTTTAAATATAACTACAACATTAGGTACAGTAGTAGCTGGGTCCGAAGAAGGATGGGGTTCAGATGAATGGGGTGAAAATAACTGGGGACAAAATACTACAACTGTTGCACTTGAAAGTTTATCAATGTCTGCTCATCTTGGACCAGATGGTTGGGGAATAAATTCATTTGGTAATGGACAATGGGGTGATCCATTTGCATTTGATATTGAAAGTATAATTGTACCAACAGGTCAAACTTTATCTGCTGATTTAGGCGATCTTACAATCGGTAGACTTGATATGGTTTTTTCTATCTCTTCACCTGGAACAATTGGTGCAGGTATTGGTAGTTTAAATATAAATAATGGTGGAGATCATACACAAGGTTTAGCAAGTTTTGCAATACCTGCTGCAGTAGGTTCTATTTCTCCTGCGGATGTAGTTGGATTAACAGGACAAGTTATTAAAAGTGAAGTTAATGCTGCTGGAGTAAGTACCGGTGACACCACTGCATTTACTTTATCAAGTGTAACAATGAGTGCGGAAATAGGTTCTATTTCTCCTGCCGATGTAGTTGGATTAACAGGTTTAACAACCGAAGCAAATGTAGGGGCAATAAGTCCAACAAACATGACTGTAGGATTGACAGGACAATCGATTACTGCTAGTATAAATACTGTAGGTTTTGGAACGATTGGATACCAAGATGTTGACATAACAGGTGAAACATCATATACAGACGTTAACCACGCAGCTTAATAGGAGAACAAAATTATGGCATCAACTTATACGGATCTCGGTCTAGAACTAATGGCAACCGGCGAAAACGCTGGTACTTGGGGAACAAAAACAAACGCAAATTTAAGTCTTATTGAACAATTAACTGGTGGGTATTTATCTTTAGCTGTTGCAGGATCAGGAACTACAGCTTTAACAATAGCAGATGGTGCTTTAACAGGTACTGCTCAACAAAGAGTTATAGAATTAACAGGTGCTCTTACAGGATCAAGAATTTTAACACTCCCTCTTCTTACAGAAAATTTTTATTTTATTAAAAATAGCACTACTAATGCAGAAACATTACAACTTAAAGCCGTATCAGGTTCAGGTGCAACAGTTACTTGGACAGCAAGTGAAAAAACTTGGAAAATTATATATGTAGATGGTGTAGCAACTAATACAGGTGTTTATGAAGTACCTCTAGGAGATACTAATGAAGTAACTCTTACTGGAACACAAACTTTAACAAACAAAACTTTAACAGCACCTAAAATTGGAACTTCAATTTTAGATACTAGCGGAAACGAATTATTACTTTTAACAGCTACAGGTTCTGCAGTTAATGAATTAACACTAGCTAATGCTTCAACAGGTAATGGTCCTATTCTTTCAGCAACAGGTGAAACTAATGTTGATATAAATTTAAATCCTAAAGGAACAGGTGTACTTAAAAGTGCAACGGCTGCAGTTAAAATTGCAGGTTTGGAGACTATGTGGGTTCCAGCTTCAGCAATGTATGGGGCTACAACTAATCCAGCAGAAGCTGCGCAAGTTGAAACAACAGCTTTAAGACCAGATATGAAAGTATTTGATTTTGCAGCAGCAGCAGATGATTTTGTACAATTTTCAGTAGCTTTTCCTAAATCATGGAACGAAGGTACAATTACTTATCAAGCATTTTGGACACCAAGTACTACAAATACAGGTAATTGTATTTGGGGATTACAAGGTGTATCAGTTGGCGATGGTGATACTATTGACGTTGCTTATGGCACAGCAGTAACAGTTACAGATGCAGGTATTGGAACAGTTGAAGATCAACAAGTAACAGCTGTAAGTAGTGCTGTAACAATCGCAGGTTCTCCTGCAGTTGATCAACAAACTTATTTTCAATTTTTTAGAGATGCAGACGTAGGTGGAGATACTTTTACTGGAGTAGCTAGACTTTTAGGTATTAAAATATTCTTTACTACTGATGCAGCTAACGATGTTTAATTATGAGAGATTTTTATAATTTAGAAAATTATCATTACGGTAAGAGTTCAAAGAAACCCTATAACAGAGGTAAATCTTTTGGCTATCAAGTTTTAGGATTTGGTTCTGGAGGAAGTGTATTAGGTTATTCACCCACACAAATAGGAATATTTGCTTTCGGTAATGCAGCACCATCAGTAAATATAAGTAATTTAGTTAATACTTCGGGAGTTGTATCAACCGATCAAACAGGTGTTGGTACCGCTAGAGCTATGGGAATGGATTCAGGATCTACGTTTGGTTTTGAAAATGGCATCTGTTGTTTTGGACAAATAAGTGGTGGACCTTTTACTAACCTAACTAATATAGTTAATAGTGCAGGTCTTGTAGCTACTGACACTGCTGGCGTATCCGGTGCAACGGCTGGATATGTAATTGGAGTAGGCTATGGTGGAAATAGAGGAGGAGCTTTTTTTGGTGGACGTGTAGGTGATGATTATTCAGGAGTAACAAATTTAATTTCTGATGTAGGTGTTGTATCCGCTGATACTGCAATAGCGTCAGGTGTAACAGCAAGAACCGGACCTTGTGCGGTTCCATTTGGAGATGAGAATTCTAATTGTTTAATGGTTTATGGAAACACTCCCGCGGCACAGAATGTGTCTAATATAGTTAGTACTGAAGGAGTTGTCGCATCGGATGTTACCGGTGTCGGAACTGCTAGAGGTTCAGGAGCAGCTTCTAGATATGGTGTAGGTTTAGGTGTTGCAGCTTATGGAACAGGAGTTGCCCCCGCTCCCTATTATAGTATATCTAATAAAGTAAATATTAGTGGAGTAGTCGCAACGGATACATCAGGTGTCGGAACTGCTAGAACTGGCGCAGGAGGGTGTGGCTATGGTGGAGATAAAGGAATATTTGCGTATGGTGCTCCGGGTGCTTACACAGCTGTATCAAATTTAGTAAGTAATGTTGGAACTGTAGGAACTGATGTAACAGGAGTTGGAACAGCTAGAACAGGCGTTTCAGCTTGTGGAATAGGACAATAAAATTATGCCATCAAAATTTAACACAGAATTTAATTATCGTTATCAAGTAATAGGTGAAACACCTTGGGAAAAAATTAAAACATTACAAGGATTTTTAGAAGGAAGAATACAAGCTGGAATGCTTGAAAAAGCGGGTATGTTAAAAAGAGAAGCGCTGTATGCTAAATTAAAACATCTGCAAAATGGTGGTAATGGATTAGAGCACGAAATTTTAGAGCTTAAAGCTGAAGTTATAGAAAACAAAGCTGCTCATATAATTCAAAAAGAAGCCTATGAACTTAATAATGAAGAAATTAAAACTTTAAAAAAATTAATAAAAGAACTTCTTGTTATTGCAGAACCTACAAGAATTAAAGGGTATTCAAATGAACAAATGTATGAAGCTAATGCTACAAATGAATTTACTATTGCTATTGGTAAAGACATACAATCTGAAATGATTGCAAATGGTAGACCTTCTCCAGCAAAAATAAGAACTGCTATGAGAAATCCTCAAACTTGGAATGCATTAAAAGCAGTAGGGATGATACCTAAAGAATC